ACTGATTAAAATGGCACCAAAGAAAAAAGGTCCGACGATGCGGACCCAACAGCAACGCAAACTTCAGATGCAAAAGATCGCCAAGGGCGGTCCCCAACTGAGTGGCACCAAAGGCATCTCTGCCAAGACTCCTGCTGCTCCGGCAGCCACTCCTTCTAAGCCTTCCGGCAGGCAGCCTCGCGCCATCACAAACGGCAACAGCCCTGCCATGCGTCAGATCCGCGCCAAGGCTGTTCAGGCACGCCGTCAGGCACAAGGCAAGCCCGTAGCCACAAAGGGCAAGGCAGTTACCCTTCCCAACTCTGCCCGTGCTGGTCAGAACCTTGTCCGTCAGGGTGCCCAACAGTTGCGTACCATCGGTGATTCCGGTCAGGTGCGTGCTGCTGCTCAGCGTGGTCAAGAGATCCGTAAGGCAGCACAGGCCGCTCGTGGTGCCAAGCAGGCCGTGGGTCGGATGAGTAGTACCCTCTCTCGCGCACGCTTTGCTCGTGGTCCGGCTTCGGCTATTGCTAGCGTGGCCGCTGGTGCTGCTCTGAGCCCTCTCGCTACAAGGGCTGGACAGGCCCTGGGACGTGCCCTGAAGCCTGCTGCTCGTAAACTGGATGAAGCACTTCCAGGTGTGAATAGCCGCGATGAAGCACGTCGGCGTCGCTCACAGGCTGCTGCTAAGGGCTCCACGTCTCGCTTCAAAGGGGCTCGTGAAGCAGCCGTTAAGAAGGCAGCCGCCATCAAGGGCAGTCCCGTTGTTGGGCCCCGCAAGGCGTCTTCCGGCGGTGGCAGTGCTGCTTCGAGCTTCGACTCGTCCTTTGCTGCCGCTCGTAAGGCCGGCAAGTCCACCTTCACCTGGCGTGGCAAGAAGTACAACACGAAACTCCGTGGTGAGTGATCGTGGCCAAAAAGAGCGTCAGCCTTTCTTTAGGTCGTGGTGAAAAGTCCCGCAAGGGTGGCCTCACCGCCAAAGGCCGAGCCAAATACAATGCTGCTACGGGGTCTAACTTAAAGGCCCCTCAGCCGCAGGGTGGTCCCCGCAAACGGTCCTTCTGTGCTCGCATGAGCGGCAATCCAGGGCCCATGAAAAAGAACGGAAAGCCTACCCGCAAAGCCCTTGCCCTTAAGCGTTGGAAGTGTGGTTGATCATGCCCCTAGCTCGTGGATCTTCAAAGAAGACCGTCTCCAAAAACATCAGCAAGATGGTAAAGGAAGGTCGTCCTCAAAAACAGGCGATTGCTATTGCTCTTAGTAAGGCAGGCAAGAGCCGTAAACGTAAATAAGCCTCATCGGGGGTTCTACGGTCCTGTAGGGCCCCTCAACACCTTTTCTGGTATATTCTATCATGACCGATAAAACGGCAGCCTTAGAGGACCGTCTGAAGGCCAGTTTTCCATTGTTCTTGACTCTTGTATGGAAGTCGCTCGACCTGCCTCGCCCAACAAGAGCACAGATTGCCATTGCTAGGTACCTTCAGAATGGTCCGAAGCGTCTCCAAATCCAGGCATTTCGGGGACTAGGTAAGTCATGGATTGCTGCTGCCTTTACCCTGTGGATCCTGTTTAAGGACCGCGACAAAAAGATTATGGTTGTATCTGCCAGCAAACAACGAGCAGACGACTTCACAATCTTTTGTCAGAAGTGTCTTATTGAAATTGCTTGGCTCAATCACCTCACCCCACAGGACGACGACCAACGGTGGAGCCGGGTGTCCTTTGACGTTCGTGGGTGTAGACCAGCGCAAAGCCCTTCTGTAAAGAGTGTCGGCATCACTGGACAGCTTACCGGCTCTCGTGCTGACCTGATCATCTTTGATGACGTGGAAGTGCCAAGTAACTCTGCCACTGACCTGATGAGAGAAAAGCTGCTCCAGTTGGTGACGGAGGGTGAGTCCGTTCTTACACCTAAAGAAGACAGCCGCATCGTATTTTTGGGAACTCCACAGACAACTTTTACGGTTTACCGTACCTTGAGAGAGCGGAACTACAAACCCTTTGTGTGGCCCGCCAGGTATCCAAGGTCGATGGTCGGATACGAAGACATCCTTGCCGAGGACCTTCAAAAGGACATTGATGAGGAAGGGCTGGACAAGCTGTCTTGGAAGCCAACAGATACTCGCTTCTCGGAGATCAACCTTCTTGAACGGGAACAGAGTATGAGCCGGAGCAACTTCATGCTCCAGTTCATGCTTGACACGTCCCTTTCGGATGCCCTTAAATTCCCTCTAAAGCTGTCGGACTTTTCGGTTCTATCTTTGGACCCAGCTCGTGGTCCATCGGATCTGGTGTGGGGGGCTGACAAGGAAACCCTATTGGATCTGCCTGCTGTGGCCCTTCCAGGGGACCGTTGGCATCGACCCAAAGCGACTGGTGAGTTCGTTTCTTGGACCGATACGATTACGGCTGTGGACCCTTCAGGCCGAGGAAAGGATGAGACCGTTTCCATGATCCTATCTCAGATCAACGGCTTCATCTACATCCGAGACATTTATGCTACCCAGGATGGCTACTCCGACACGACCCTTAGAGAGATCCTGCGTCGGTCAAAGCAGTTCGGGTCCAAGACGTGTCTAATCGAGTCCAACTTCGGTGATGGTGCCATCATGGAACTCCTAAAGAAGCACGCCCAAGAAATGAAGATCGGCATGGCCTTTGAAGAAAGCCGAGCCACCACAAGAAAGGAAGACCGAATCATTGACACACTGGAACCCGTCCTTAACCAGCACCGCCTTGTCATTGACCAACGCCTGGTAAACTGGGACTACCAGTCCAACAACGACATGGCCCCCGAAGAGCGTCTACCACGAATGCTGATGTATCAGCTGACAAGGATGTGTCGGGAAAAGGGGGCCGTCAAACACGACGACCGAGTGGACGCTCTTGCTCTTGGGGTCAAGCACTTTCAAGACATCCTTGCCATCTCTTCTAGGGAGGCGTTGATCTTAGAAAAGCGTCAGGAGTGGAACAACATGCTCAACATGTTCATCGAACAGCCCACCCTTGCCACAGACATGTTAGTCGCTGGCCGCTCCTTTAATGACACAGAAATCCAAGGAGACACAACGGTTTATTCGTGGATTTCCTAAAAGGGTACTTCCTAAAACGGGAGGGGGTTAGGGGGAGGGACAAGGTAGACCTCTGAGGAAGCCCCGAAAGGGGCGCCCCGAAGACCAAGTTAGGACCCCCGCAGGGGGGACTGACGCGGAGCCGTCTGCTGGAACGTAATTGCGTGAGTCGGACGACTATGGCTAGACTTGTTGAGGCCGCCGAGTCCCGGAGCCCCTCTTGGGGGCGATGGGAGTCAAGGACCTTCGGAAAGACAAGTGGATCCATAGTTGCTCACTTTATTACTACGCTACAGCAGCCCCTAGCAGCAGCTACTATTACCTCTATCTACTTACCTACCCTCCACCTCACTCACCCATCCATCTCACTCTCCTTCCTATGTCATCAACACGGCTGGTCTGGATTACACCCGACGCAGAGTCCATCATTACCTACTGTGCCCGCGTATCCAACCCAAAGTCCCAAGAAGAGAACAAGAGCCCTGAACGGCTGCTTAAGTATCTCATCAAGCATAAGCACTGGAGTCCGTTTGAGATGGCGAGTGCCTGTGTGGAAATAAATACTACCCGGGACATCAGCGCACAGATTCTTCGGCACCGTAGCTTCTCCTTTCAGGAGTTTTCCCAGCGGTATGCCGCCGTGGATCAGCCTTTGGAGGTTCCGGTGTGGAGGAGACAGGACCTGACCAACCGGCAGAACAGCATCGATGACCTGGATCCGGAAGCCATTGCTGAGGCAGACCAGCTCTGTGCCAACGTGATTAAACAATCAACGCTTGCGTATCAGCGACTGCTGGAGTTAGGTGTGGCAAAGGAGTGTGCCAGAAAGGTTCTTCCCATCAATAGTCCTACCCGGTTGTACATGTCAGGCACGCTAAGGAGTTGGCTCCACTACCTTTCCGTAAGACGGAGCTGTGAAACGCAGCTGGAACACCGACAGATTGCGGAAGGCATTGCCAGCATTCTTTGTAAAGAAGTCCCTAGCATCTTCAACGTTATTCAGGAATCCAACCATGATTGACCTTTCAGTTGACCAGGCTCGCAAGATCATTGCCGTGGCTCCAAAGGATAGCCCCTACTACCAGGAAGCGCAGAGGGTCCTATTTTCAAAGGGCTACGTTCCCGCTCCAATGAGGTTTGAAGATGACGCCCCACCTTGTCGTCCCGGAACTTAGGTCCATCTATGAGGTGACCAGTGGTTGGCCGGAGTGGGCCAGGCACCTAATTCTTGGACTGTTGGTGGCCGTTCAGGAACGTTGGATCCACAAAAGGGTTGTAGATGCAGTGGATAGCGCTGTAAAAGATGTGGAGCTGTCTCTTCCCCCTAGTGGGGTCGATCCTCCGGTGTATTCGGAATCTGGTGATGGCT